GTAGCGACAACGTATGAAGTGGCGGAAGACTTGTTTCCTGTATAATCAACAGACTTTAACCAGAAAAATCTTGTATTACCTGCTGTCAATCCACTTAGAACATAGCTCTCGCCATTAACTTTAGCTGTCGGAGTCTCGGGGATAGAGTCGTTTTCAGCAACGTATATTTCAACGTGTTTAAAATCAATGTCAGAAGGATTAGTCCAAGTTAAGGTTATGTTTTTAACGCCACCTGTAGCAACCAAATCTGTCGGCACTGACGGGTTTGTTGTGTCAACACTTGGTTGAATGTCTGCTGATTGCGTATAAGCAGAGCGCGAACCAATAGCACTAACAGCGCGCACGCTTATTCTGTATGCATCAATGCCTGGTCGCTTAACCTTATAAAGAACACCGCTTGTATGTGATGTTATGTTCGTTTCTGTTGAGTATGTGCCGCTGTTCTTCTGCTCAATTAGAATCTCGTATCTTTCGGCGTACTCTGGGTCTGTGTGAACCCATGTAATTTCTATATAGCTCTCTGTATCACCAGCTTCTGTTAAAACGACTGACGCAGTGCCAGAGACGCTATCAGGGGCGCTTATAGCATATGGATCAGGTAGCTCCGTGTCAGCCATTGGGATAATTTCGTTTCCTACATCCCAAGGGTAGATTGAAGCGTCATATTCGACAGCCTGAATACCTACTGTGGCATCATCATTAAGGCTTATTTGAGTAATACGGTAGAACTGGCGTGCATCGATCTCTTCATTAGTCCATCCAAAGGCATCGTGTTCAATCCTGACTACATCACCCACATTGCAGTTCAAAGCCTCGCTATTCGCATCAAAGGCAATCTGGTTAGATGCGACACGAGACATCTTTAGAATAAGTCTTGCGAAATCTCTTGCATAATACTGATCGGTAACTGTCGATAGAGTAACCATCTTCTCTAATACGACATTGTTATCTTCTGCTAAATATTCGGCCTCTTCTGCACTGCCTGCCAAAGGATAAATAACCTCGTCATTTTCATAACGGATTTCCTTATTGGCAAATTTGACCCTAACCCTATTATATTTCTGATTCTTTGAGGCAGTCTTTAATTGGATTTTTGACAGGATATTATCTTCGTCAAAATCAAAGAACGTATATCCATCTGGAACGTCAACATCCAATACAAGGCCGTATTTTCCATTGACGAAAGGCATATAGCCTCGCTGCGCTGCAAGCAAGATTTTGACGTTATCAAACAGCTTATTGCCAGTATTAATAATGGCATGACATTCAAATATATTGCTTCGCAAAATTCCTAGACCGCCAAATCCTGCATATTTATCGTAAGTGACGGTCTGATCTTCAATCCAGTTATAGGCTGATTCAAAGGACGCTGAATCGATAGCGGCAATAGGCAAGCCTTTGCCATAACGAGAATTGGTCAAATAATCTCTAAGGCATAAGACAGGGTTAGTCGAATATTCGGTGGCGGGGATGATCTTGAATGGGTTGTAGACTTTCTTGCCCTTAACAACACAAGTAATGGTTGGCAAGCTGCTCAATTCATCCTTATTGAATTCCAATCTAACAGCAATATAAGCGACGCCCTTTAATTGGGCTGTACTCGCCCATTTTGAAGAGGTGTTCCCATCATAAGACCCTGTCAAAAGGGTGGATGCGCTTTGCGTGTCAGTGCCAAGGAATTTCTGAACAACAACCAAGCCGCCATATTCGGTGGATAACTTATCGTTTAGATAGATGTTGCCGATCTCTTGAATCTCGCCTTCACATAAAGTAATACAGAGGTATAGATATTTATTACCATTTCTTGTTTCGGCAAAAACGATATTCCCTGCAATCTTGCGCTCCCCATAAATAACAGGAATGTGTGCATCGGTCGCTCGGATATTGACTTTAGTGCTAGGACCTTCAGGCTCTTCAATGCCCAAAACCCATTGCAAAGCATCTTGAAGCGCACCAAGGGGATTTTTAACAAGTTTCTTTATCTCTGAGCCAAGTCCCATTATTTACCCCATTTCAAATCTTTGATCGAATCGGCAGAATACTTAAAACCAGTATCATTCGGGAAATAAAATTGCTGCGAATTCTGATTGGTTCTTCTTCCTGTGACTCGCTCAAAATCAGCCCAATGGCTTTGCGCGGTTATCTTTACTATCGCCTTGTCTTTGTTTTCTGAGATGTCAAAATTGCTCAACAAGCCTTCGAATACAGTATAGACCCCATCAATACCATTGTTAGCATCAAGAAATGCTCGCTTAATAATTAGCTTTCTGTTCATCCAATTCTTAGTTAAAAGAATGGCAACATATTCCTGAGATACGGCAGATAGCTCAATCGTATAGCTCGATACCTTTAGCTGATTCGTCTCATTAACGCTTTCTGTCTTTAATAAATGGCTTTGCGCTTCATAAGTATCTCCGTTATATAACAGATCATGCGCGAAATCAGTAATGTACTCATGGGCGGGAGTGCCATCATCATCGAACTGAATCTCGATCAAATAGGCAAGTTTAAGCGTGCTATCCGATAAACTTGTTTGAAATAAATTAACCCTTGCCATCAAAGCACCTCGATGAAATCAATTTCAAACTGGTATTTGTCATATCCGCTTGCGCTGAATTCCTGAACGTCATTCTTTAACCTTACAGTAAAAGGCACTCCATTATAAATAACGGCAGTATTATTGGGGACGCTAGTTACCAATGGGGGTGTGATCGTTGTGAATTGGAAGGCGGTCGTATCCGTTGTGATCATGTACACCTTTGGATGATTCGCAAACTTGATGAAGTCGCCTGCGCTTAACGTGCCAGTAAATCCGTCAATCTGAATGCTTGTCGCCCCTGCTGACCTCGCCTCATTCAAGGCCGCACTTCCTGTTACTGTATTTTTCGGATAGCCTAAGACATTAGGAACAACAGTGAATTCTCCTGCCATCCCATCCTGAGACATGATAAACGCCATTACAGGAGTGAATTGCTCACGGCTAATATCCTTATAGCTTGCAGTAAATTCCCAACGCTGCGCCCCAATAGTCCTAACTTGTACTTTGCCGCTTCGAGTTTCTGATTTAACTGTTTTAGAAACGCCCTTTAGCTTTATAGCCGAATAATCTGGTGATGTTGGATAACTCATACTAAGCCTACCTTGCCGCCTTCATTTAGAGCCTGATTGATCATGCTCACAATGGAACCCCTGCGAGATTCCAATAAATCATCGAACCCATCAGTATCATTGGCAACAATGCTGAATGACACATTGGTATTATTAGTCACTGCTTGCTGAGATGATCCTTTTATCTGCTCGTTAGGGATAATCTTTCCATTACCGCCCATAGTCAAAATCTCTGGACCTCTTTCCCCCACAACATAGGATTCGCCTGCACGCACCTGACCACCTAACGCTCGGCCTGCCATTGCTTGACCCGCTGCCTGAACACCCATAGCGATAGTCGCTGCGAACGCTGCTGCGCCTAATGCGGGTCCCACAACTGGAATAGCTGCAAGCGATTGGTATGCCTTCATCGCTGCTGAATAGCTGTCGACAATAATTTCTTTGGCCTTCGCACGCTTTTCCGCATCCGCAAGACTCATAGCCAATCGGAACGATGCCTTTTTGCGCGCATCGACATTCTTCATAAAAGTGTCTTCAATGGCATTAATGGCGTTGGCTTTTTCTGCGGTGGCTTGCGCCTCTTGCGCTTCCTTGTCTTTCTTTACTGCTAACTCTGCTTCGGCCTCTTCAGCCCAACGAGCCATGTCCGCCTCAAATTTAGCACGATCCATTTCTTCCAATATCTGCAAGCGTTCGCGCTGTTTAGCCAAGATAAGCTCTGTCTTAGCGTTTTCAAACTCTTCCTGAGAAATCAGTCCTAACTCTAGGTTGTTCTTTTGCTGAGCCAATAAGTCATCGTATTTCTGCGCTGACGCCTCTAACTCAGTCTGATTAATACGCAAGGCGGCTTGCAGTTCATCCTCTGCGCGCTGACGATTCTTGTCATAGAATTCTTTTTTATCTGCGGCTAACTTGTTGTTCTTCTCGTTCTCCGCTGCCAATTCACGCGCTGCCTGATCCTCTGCGTTATTATCGGCAATGACCTTTTCTTCTTCCTTGTTCTTCTCTTTTAACGCTGCAAGCTGTGCATCGATTTGAGCAAGCTGCTTGTCATAATGCGCCTCTAACTCTGCATTGCCTGCGTTAGCTGCAAAAAACGCCTCGTCCGCAACGCTTTTCCTTTTCTCTACTAAGTCATTGATCTGCTCTTCAGTAGTCAATTGACCTTGAGCTGCCCTAATAGTCCTCTCCATTGCGTTGATCAATAGAGTCGCACCTTCAGCAGTCTCCTTAAACAGCTCTCCAAGGCCGCTGTTGCTAATTGTTAGCCATAAGCCATCCCAACTATCGCCTAGGTTAGAAAGTTTGCCATCAAGCGTCTCTGCGCGCTCTGCCATCGCTCCACCGAATTCAACATTGCCGATGTTTCTAAGGTATTGCTCGATCTCGCCTGCGCTTGTTCCAATGGTAGTAGTGACACCCTTAAATGTTAGGCTTGCTTTATCGCCCTCCTTGCTTGCCTTGATACCAAATTCTTTTAGTCGCTCAAATTCTCCAGTGGTCGCATCTGCTACCGCCTCGATCATCTGGTCCAATGATTTGCCCATAGCCGATGCTGTGTTGCCGTATGAACGCAACGCATCCATTGAGGGGTCTAATCCCCTTGCTTTCAATTTAGTAAAGCTTGTGGCGACCTGAGCGAGGTCGTAAGGAGTTTCTGCTGCGAACTTCTGAATCTCTGCGAACGCCATCTTTGCGCGCTCTGTCGAGCCTGTCATAGTCTTTAGAGATGCGTTGATAACATCAAATTCAGTAGCGACACTGACGATCTTGCTAATAGCGCCAATAGCCGCTGCAAGTGCGGCTGCACCTACCGCTGCGCCTTTGAAGCCCATGCCGACATTCTTAGCGCTCGCTTCTGTTCTGCTGCCTTGATTTTCAACCGCCCTTAGTCTTCGCTCTGCCTGACGCAAAGCGGACGTATCAGCTCTAAATATTAGGGTTGCGGTTTCTGTTGCCATGTCGCACCTCGGTATTTGCTCAATTCCATAATCGCTTCAACTTCCCACCATTCAAGATGATTGCCTGTCAGTTCAATATAGGCTTTTATCTCTGAATAGCTTGTCTCTGGCAATTGATTAAACGCATCAAAAGTAGAGTTAAGCAAAGGACGCAAGGTAGGTTTGTTTTGCATTTCAACAGGGGTGCGTCCTGTGGCCTTCTCTACCTGCTTGTACGTATCATATCGGCTGACTGACGATCCCTCTGGGAAGCTATGTAACCACATAAGCCATTTGCCATAATAGACAAATTCGTTAATCAGCCCTTTATAAAATTTTCCCTGTTACCACAATGCTCTAGAACCCTATCAACGATAGCAGGTGCTTTTGATAGCAGTTCCTTGCAATTCTCTCTAGTAAAGGGGTACGGCTCGCCATCCTGTGTGATCTCTCCCCAATCCGAAATCAGAGTTCCTACAAACTCCGCATCAATTGGGAAGAAATCAAAATCATCAATGTCATGACCCTGCTCAACAACCTGCAAGACCTTCTGGCGTTGCTTGCGCTTCGCCTTCCGATAAGCCGCTGAGTCAGGACCTTTGACAATGACGTAGGCATCAACCTCTCTCCCTCTCTTATCAACAAGGAAGAGTTTTATCCCTTCCTCATGGTCATCAAGAGTTTGAAGATCGCTTAATTCCATTATGCAGGCGTCCTAGTGATAACGATCTGAGATTCGTCAGTGCCATCGTATAAAGCCACAAAATCCATAGCCACTGTTACTGCGCCTTCGCCTGATACATCTGGCTGACCTGAATTGTATTTGATATTGCTCATATCGATAATGTAGTCATTGCCTGAGCTATCGGTTAGCGTCAACGTGATGCTAGATGATGTCTCATTCAAGAACTTCTCGTATAAGGATTTGCTCTCGAAATAAGTAGTCAATGATCCAGTGACGCGAGATTTGCCGATTGAAGGACGGTTAGTAACTTGAGAGCCGATAGAGAATAAGGGTTCTAGGCCGTTCTCAAGATTCAACTCAATAGCGGTTACTGTTGCGATTGAAGAACCACCTTCAAGGATTGATCCAGTAAATGAATCAAAGGGGACGCTGCCTGAATCTGCCGCATAAGTTGCGCCCGATACGATGGCTGTGTCTAAGGTTAGATTCTGGCCTACAACACCGAATGTCGCAGATACCATTGCATTAGGCGAAACGCTCAAAGCAAGCGTGTTAAATTCGCATCCAGTATAGCGGTGGTATTCTGGGGTCGCTAAATCTCCAAACTTGCGCTCAAGAGTGAATGATCTGCGGGTTGTTCCCGATTTCAATACGTTAGTAGTCCATGATCCGCATAATACAGCTTCGATGATGTCATCGAATGATCCGTATTCTAGCTCTGCACTGACATCACCACCGACTGTCTTATTTCCATGACGGAAATCTTCAATTTGGCGGTCGCCACGCAATTTCTCTGATTCGATAGCATCTTTGCTAACATTCAAAGTAGTGCCAGTGTGGGGAAGATTTGTAAACGTAGGGGTAGCAGGCGTTGTGCCGTAAGTTACCTCTGCGATATAGGCAAGTGAATGCTGCGCTCCATTTGCAATAGTCATATTCTCGCTCCTGTATAAGCATATATTGTCACGCTAACTGGTATTGCATACCAAGCGCCATCATTAAAAGGTGGATCGATAGATACCGTTCGCACCACAACTTTAACTCCATTATAGATAAAAACAGAACCACGCTTAAAATGATCTGCTATAACATCTATTTTATTTGAGCGCCCCGCACCCGATGGTTGCACAATATCAATCTGATAAATACCAATAGTATAGTCTTTGCCTTCGCTTCCGAGGCTTGATTGATTTGTGCTAACTGGCACATATCGTGGGCGATAATAAGTTGTACCTACCACAGGCAGATATTCCAAATTAGGCCACGCTATAGGAGTGCCATCTCCTAATGAATTCATAGCTGTATCGAGCGCGGTTACAATGTCGTTAAAATAAGTGCTCATTCTCTACTCGCTGCCTTCTTTAAACTAGCCGCAAAATTAGCTACATTCTTTCTGACCATGCCTTGTGGCGCTTGCTGAGAACCGCCCATTTCGATATTCATTGCATAGTCTAAATTATTGGATAAAAAGAAATCATCACCAATATCCAACCTATTAGCCGTGGTAACTGCGCTCTGAATCGCCATGCTTTGACTAGCTGATTCCGACACATCGGTACTGACGTAATTTAGCTTAGCAATCCAATTGCCCCTTAAACGCCCTGTATCTACAGGCGTGTCCATAATGATTCTGGTGCTAAGGTCAATAAGAGTGCCCTTGACCACTCTCTCTTGGAATTTCCTTAATTGATCGCACGCAAAATCAATGGTCGCCATATTAACGCCTCAATTGTAGCTCGAAATAAAGCGGGTTTTCGGCAGGCTGCAATGGATTAACACTGACAATGCGATATATCTGATTGCCTATTTCTACAGTGTCATTAATGTTATAGCCATTGGCTTCTGCATAAGCCTTAATATCACCTGCCAATATAGTGTCATTGTTGATCTCTCTAGTAGTGTACATCAGAGTCACAATAAAGGCTGTGTATTCGCTTGTCTCGCTTCCCATCGTCCCGCTAATGGGGTTATAGGCGCTCTGAGTATAGCTTGTAAAGCTTGCCTCGAATCCATACCGCTGAATAAGCTCAGATGCAGTTTGCTGCAACGGAGTGTAATTAAAGCTCATGACCTCGACACCGTGCTTGCGCTATAAACTAGCTTCTGCAATGCGAGCCTAACAGCGGGTAATGATCTGCGCTGAGGCTGACTCTTTGCATAGGTCACTGAGATGCCGCCAATCGTCTCTTGAATGGTCTGGCGCTCTACTGGAGCCAAAAGATCGTCGTTATCATGGTGCGCCTGCGCCAACTCAAATACGGCTATCTTTAGCTCGTTCGGGATTTGATTAGAGTCTATGGGGTAGCCATCAATCCACACTCTATGTCTAGGCCACTGAAGCGGCTGATTCTCATTAGCCTTCGTGCCAAGGAACGGCTGCTTTTCGATGTAATCCATAGCGCGCAATATATGATACTCTTCCTCATTGTCGCCTTGAGGATGCATACCTCTAGCGTGTGCCCAATCAAGGTATTCCTCTAAGGTAACGTAGGTGTTTGCGCCTGCTACAACAGAGCCATCTTCAACTATTAGCGCCATGTCTTACTCCTAAGCCTTTAGCCAACCGTGGCTTTTAAAATTATCGACTTCACTAGGGTGGACGTCTGCTGATCGACCATCTCTAGTCATCTTAACTAAAGCGGGTTTCTTAGCTGCTTTTGGCTTTTTTTCCACAACTTTATCAACAGGCATTTCGATCTGTTCTTCTTTTTTCTTTGGCATTTTAAATCTCCAAAACTAAAAAAGGGTGGCAAGCGCCACCCCTGAGTTTGCATTAACCCATCAATACCGCAATGGCATCTGGTTTCCATGCTTTGTAGCCCCATGCAGCAGCCACTTCGATCATGGTCTTACGATAGCCGCGATATACGCGAATCTCGAATACCAAGCCGCTGTGAGGGTCTTGAACCAACATAGCATCGTCTGCTGAATCACCGCCTGCGGGAACTGCTGGTGCGCGCATTGCCAATTCCATAGCTGAACGATGGAAAGCAACGTTTGCAGTGTAGCTATTTCCTACAGTAATTGCTGCATCATTAGCTGCTGCTGCCAATAGACCAGGAGTGCCTAGAGTGAAGCTGCCACCTGCAAGTGCTGAATTAACAACATACTTGTTGGTGTCGCCATTGATAGTGATAACATCGCCTGCCAAGATTGTGCCTGAGCCAGTGTCGGCTGCGATAACGCTATCACCAATTGCGCTTGAAGCATCGTTCACTAAGTAGCCTGAGCCAGTGCCTTTGGTGTGGGCTTTGACTTGAGCCGATTCACGAATGCCTAAGCCTTGAAGATCAAGCAATACGCCTTGACGCAACAAGTCAACGCCGCCTGCTTCATTTGCTTTCTGCAATTGAGCCAATTGACGTAGGTTAGTGCCTGCCAAGGTGTTCAATACCAATGATGTTTGACCATCATTTGTAGGCATGCCGTTATCAGCCAAGATTTGACGTACTTCAGCAACTTCATTGAAGTTAGAGCCGAAAGGGGTTGTGCCTGCTGTGCCGAAAGCGCGTGATGCGTTTTGATAAGCAGTTGTAGCCAAATCAGATTCGATCTCGTTGCACAATGTACGCATAGCTTGCTTGATTTGATCACCATAAATGGTTTCAAAGCCAATGCCGTTGTTTACATGGCGCTGATCTTCACCAGTCCAAGGAATCTGCACTGCGCGAGCCTTGCTGATTGTCATGGTTTTGGTGTCGATAGTCTGATCTGTCCCTTCTGGGATAGTCATGCTTTCCGAAATATCGCCTGCTGTTGCTGTGCGAGTGAATGAAGCACGTACTGTGTCGCCTTTTGCTACACGTTCCGAGCCAGAGTTAATAGTGGTAGCAGGAATAAAGCCTACTAGCTCACGACCTACAATATCTGCCGCCTTATAAATATCGGCAGCAAGATCAGTCAACACGTTAGCCATAATGGTCTCCTAAATGTGTCTAATTAATCGTTTACAACTTTGCCGCCTGACTTAAAGAATGATGCGCGCTCTATCTGGGACAGACCGTCAAATTCATTGCGGCTTATTTCTCTAGGACGCTCGCCACTGGCTTGCGATTTGGTGGCACCGCCACCTGTAGCTTGGCTTCCATCAACTAAGAAAGGATAGCTTTCTTTAATCCTGACTGCCAATTCGTCGAGGGATGATACTGTCAATTGACCGCTATCATCAGTAACCCTTAATTCTTCATCAACAATAGTCAATCTCTGACTAATCTGTTGTTCTAACAACTTAGCACGAGATGTGTCTTTTGTCATACTTGCTGCTAGTTTAGCTGCTTCTCCGCTAATACGCGACTTTTTAGCCATCGAGTTCATTTCATCGATCTGCTGTCTTAGCTGTTCGGCCTCTGATTTTTGGGATTCAAACAACTGCTTGTAGTCATTTTCTGCTTTAGCTTTTTCTTCTGCCTCTTGTTTAGCTAACTGCTCTGCTTCGCGACGAATCTTTTGCTCTTTCTTCTTCTCGTTCAATAATTCATCGACTTTATTCTTTAATCCTGAAGTTGATTCATTAATCGTGCTTTCAACATATTGGCTGATTCTTTCAGTCAATTGGCTTTTAACTTCGTCGTCTAATTCTATGTCGTTCAAAATATCCATGCTTTCACCTCAAGATTGAGCATATAAGACCACTGGCCTTGTTTATATTAAAGTGCCTTCTTCAACACTTATATCTTTAAATGGTACTCTGTTATTGATTGCTTTTTCAAGTTCATCAATTAATCTGTCATGATCAAAAAAACTGCCTCCTGTGAATATAGGCTTTTCTCCGAAGACTTCATAATAGTCATCTAGTATTTCCTTTAGCGCCTCATAGTTTTCCATCTAGATGTTCCTGTAAGATTCGATCAAACTCTCTGAATAAGTTGGGAAGATATTTCCTTGCCCTAATTCCTGTTTCATCACTCTTGCCATGAAGAGCGAATAAGTTGGCAAAAGTCTCTTTAAGCTGTCTATCTTTTGTTCTGTAGTATTTTGCACCATGGCCGTACATCAAATATTCATCCTGAATTCTGCCTTTCGACATAGCATCAAATATGTCTGATAATGATGTCTCAAAATCATGGTCCTTGCTTTTCGGCCTGATCCTGTAGTACTTGGCAGTTGGCTTGCGCTTATATCGCTCAAACCCTTCGTCAAAATATTTCTCAACAAACTGGCTTATATCATCCTTATCAAGACCCAATAAGCCTCTGTCATCATCAAATGCCTTAATAAATGCGTCATCGATTTGCGACTTATAATTAACGCCATCACCAAGCATGTCATCGATAAAATGGCCGTATTCGTGCGTAGAAACTTGCAAGCTGCTTATAATATCATCATCAAAAACAGTAACAGTTGCCTTTGCTTGCTCATACATACCATCTACAGTCTTGCTTGCCACTAGATTCGGCTTGATTGTCTTATTAACGACTAGGCGAGTTTTAGGCGATAGATTAGGTGCTATTGCGTCCGAGAATTTCTTGGCCTTTTTCTTGTTGGTTGTGCTGATGCTGAAATCAATCGGCTCGTCTAAATCAACCAATGGCTGAGTCGGGATAGGATTATCAAACTGGCTGTCCAATTTCTTTAGGCTATCTAGGCTTAACGTCTTGCCTCGATCATCCACAAACTTATCTAATGATAGTTTTCCCTGCCGAAATATGTCTGCTCGATCCTTGCCTAAAATATCGTCCTGAAACGCCTCTGGCTGCCTTTTAAGCCAATCCTCATAAGTTAGCTTGCCATCTACTGGTCCATCCTTGCTCGCCCTAGTCTCTGCAATATCTCGACCTAATGTGTATTCTTCCTTAACCATTGGGACGATAGTAGATCGGCAATTGTAATGGGCGGGTGGCATAGGCGCGTCTTGATCGCTGAATGTAAACTCTTTTCCATCAAGACCGCCGCATAAAATTGATGTTCGGCTATCAAGAGTCGCAACCCATTTATAGCCATCGAGAACATCCTTGTTTTCTTCCATCGATATTTTTCTTGCTGTAGCTGCCGTATGATTTGTCATAGTGCGAGCAAGAGTCATGGTGTTATGGCGCTGCTGATCGATAACGCTTGCTAAGTCCTCGGCTATTTCTGGGGTAGATTTCCCTTCAACATACCCACTACTTACTGAGTCAGCGAGCCTTTTGGCTGTGCTTGCCCCGAACTGATTAAAAATCTCATTAATACTAAAATAGCGCCCATCTGCGACTTTCATCTTAGATAGATATAAGGCTGAAGTTATCTGCTCTTCTGTCGGCTTTGACACATTAAAATTAACATGGCGCTGCAAGGCTTCGGTGTTGAAATCGACCTCATATTTCGATAGCTCAACGAGATTCAGCTTAATACTCGAAACAATATCATCCATAGTGTTGCCATGATCTTTGAGTATTAATTGCAATGCTGTCTTTAAACTATTTTCCGACAATTGATCTGCGGGGATTTTGCTTAAAGCTACTTGCGAGCGTTGTAGGAACTGCTTCAGCTTTTTAGATATTTCTTGCTGTTGCTGATTCCCATAACGCTGCAAATAAATCTGGTGTCTAACCAGTGAATCATAAAGCGTCTGCATCTTCTTGCTTAGTCATCATAGCTACTTGACGCATTGCTTCATCTAGTGCGGGATTCTTGTCCTCTGATTCCTCTATGACGTCATCAAACAATCGCTCTTCATCGATCAAGCCTGCCTCTTTGACTCGCTCAAATACGTCTCGCTCTGTAATGATTTGTCGATCAACAAGCATGGACAATGCGGAAATCATAGTTGGGTCTAATGACTTATCATAGAATTCTGAATTGATCTCGAATTCTGGTTCGCCTGCAATACCCATAAATTCAGCACACCAATATAGGCATAGTACAATGGCTTCAGATAAGTTGCCTACAACATCGCCTAATACAGAGTTCTCTGAGCTAAATCTGATACGAGCCGCTTCAGCGGTTTCATTCTGGCCTCGATCTGTGATGATACGAGCGCCAATAGCAATCATGTCCAAGGCTTTCTGTTTCATTGCTTCGGCTGCTGCATTGTTCGAACTAGCCTGTAGCAAATTAGCCGATCCGCTTTCGCCTAATACAAACCCTTGTCTTGATCCTAACTTGATGCCTCTTGGGTTGTATTCAAGCCATTGGTCCTGAGATAACGAATGGGTTAAGAAGAGTGTCGGCTGACCAGTGATAAATACGCCTTCCTCATAATCAGCGCTGTTCCGATAATGCCCGATATTAACACTAGCAATATCAGCGAGGGGAGCGTCATCAACAGTAGAATCGTTATTTTTAGAGCCGACCACAACCAAAGGTATGAATTGCCAATTCTGACCAGATGCATTTTTGGGGTACACCTCTTCTGAGACTGGCTTTTCATCTCGATATAACTGCTGCGTATATCCATCTCCTCGCAATCTAAGGACTCGATATTGCGCTCTTGTCTCATGCCCGAATTCATCTTCGTCATCGATATACTCCTCTTTTAGAACAGCTAACGACAACAGTTGCTTGCCATCAATGTTGGTAGTCTTCCAGTTGATAAACTGCTCTGCGCGATAAGGAATAATGTGCGCCTGCAATTTTCTAACAGCCATGTCCTCAAGAGAAACGCCATCATCAACGGATGGGTAATCAACGAGCAAAACAGATCGGCCTGCCTCTAATAAATCCGATAACTGATCTTTGGCAAATTGAGTCAAGCTAGTGCCATCGCCTGTCGCATCATCTTCTAGATACTCCAAGCCTGACGGTAGGTCTTTGATAGGGTCTCTTCTAAATGCTGCACCAACCAATGCATTCTTAGTACGGCCTACAAAATTGGTATAGATGGCTCGTTGCAGATATTTTCTATAACGAATGGAATCAGTGCCATGATTGAAATTATCCCCTTCCTCTGAGTCGGGAACTGGAAGATATTTAGCCTTGCCTGCCTTGATAGCAACAGAGCCACAAACAGCGTCTCTTGTTTGCTGCCAAATATCGATATACTTAGCGTATTCTGGGTGTTGCTCTGATACTGACATGATCTAATCCTCTGTTTATTCTTTGACCATTATAGGTTTTAGGTAGCAAAACTGAAAGGAACATGAGCAACTGGCTTCCTAATAGGCATTTCATAGGCTATCACATAGCTTGTCGCATCATTCTGGTGGTCAAATCCAGTACTCTTATCTGGCTCTCCGCTTTTGCCGTAGGCTTGTTGCTCTAGGCATTCTGCTACTCTCTTGCAAGTCTTGTGGTTAATTCTTAGCAACCCCTTCTCTAATGCTGAGTTAGTGGCCAAGATTCGATCCTTAACTGCGGGGTTCGATCTATTCACTCTAACAGAAAAGCGCGCCTGCTCTAATAGTGCAATATCTGAGACTGATGCGTTTACAGTCTTCCTCGCTGCACCGCTTGCATCTGGATAAATATAAATCTTGTGACCCTTGCTTTGGTATCGATCCTGAATGACAGAGATCATATCCCTAGTGTCAAATAGATCAACAAGCTCTGCTACAACATGGAATACGTCATCTCGCTTAACCATGATGGTAGCCGCTTGGTGCATGACGTTGAAATCGCATCCGATATATAACGGCTCTTTGGGTTCTATCCCTTCATCTGACCAACAAATGTCTCGATTATACGAGCAATAGACTGTCCCTGAATTTAAGTTTACAAACTCGCCCATTAAATAAGCGCGCAATAAATTAGCGGGATAGGTTTCCTGCAATGATTCTATATAACCATCTGGCAGATGTTTGTTGCTCATAGTGGGCGCTTGAATCAACTCATACATAGGGGATTCGTTCTTCTTCCATTGCTCATAAACGAATCTGAATCCTTCAGGGGTTGTCCCTACACAGCAAGAGTTAATGCCTGTTGGCTTTGGCTGACGATTCCTTGCAATGATCTGCTCCCACGCTCGCTTTGCTTTAGGCGTTGGCAGAGTGTCTAATTCGTCCACAAACGAATCGCCTACTTCATAACCAATGATTCGATCTGGATTATCTAGTGTACGGAAGATGATCCGCTTGCCATTAGCGATAATGACGTTTTGACCCTTGTTAATATGATATTGAACGCCTGTGCCCTTTAGCATTTCATCAAAGCGTGGATAACAAATATCAGCAATCAACCCATAGGTGGGCATGTAGAATGCCATATCCCTAGCATCACCAAATAGTTTGCTCAATGCTCTTAGGATTAACGCATGGGTTTTCCCTGATCCAAACCCGCCTACAAACGCGGGGAATCTTGCAGTCGAATTGACAAACTTTGCTTGTGGTATCGATGCATCCGCTTCAAGTATCATTCGTCATCTTCCGATACGACTCTAAATGCAGTGATATTCATGCCGCCCTGAATCGTTGCCTGATCTGATTGTCCAAGCCAGTTCTTGCCTAACCATATCTGCATTGATACGTTTCCGGCCTGAGCAGTAGCATACTGCATTCGTCTTAGGCTAATTTTGCCTGCTGAACTCTTTTGCTTGATATAATCCGCAAAACCGCAGTCGTGATCCTCATGACATCGCCTATTTAGAGTGTCATAACTGATCTCCATAAAACTAGCGATCTCTTCTCCAGTGCAATGCAGGCCGCATAATTTTTCGACTTCTTTCCAATCGACAACTATCTTCGGTCGTCCACCTTTAGGACCCGATGGGATTGTTTCTGCCATCATTGTACTCCTTCTTAATCTTAACCATGCTGCGAGTAACCCAAGATCGTTTATATTCTGTATCAGCGAATAGCTTGCTGAATCCAGTAATATGCTTCAATCGTAATAGCTCTTCGGGTTCCATACCTAGATGGTTGCAGATGTCTTGATCTGCCCATCCGTTATGCAATAGCTCAAATACCATATTCGACATGCCATCAACTGAGTGGCTTCCTCTCGCCCTATTGTGACGAACGGTTGCTGCCATTCTCTCGTTAATATCCTTATTGATAACAACAACTGGCAATCTGCCATGGTTGCGCTCTCGAATATCCTCATTGGACTTACAGGTGAAATACCTATGGAATCCATCAACGATAATGTATTTGTCTATTTCCTCGTCATAGATAGTCACGACAGGCTGTGTGTAGCCATCATGCTTGATTGAGGTGTATAGGAGTTTCATTTCTTTAGATGCTACAGAATTCGGGTTGTAATCATTCGCCTGAACTTTATTCACATCTACCCATCTAACGTAATCGACAGGCTGAGTCCCTATGGGAGACAGCTTGTGCATTGCGTCTTTGATCTCCTCGATCTTTACTATCCTTTCTTCCTCACCGAGGTTGGCAAGATAGTCGATGATGTTATCCAACATTTATATATTCCTCTGGAATCCAGTCTAAGCAATTAGACCGCTTGATAAACTCAATATCTTTAGGCTCACCCCGCCTCCAACGTCTAAAAGTAATTGCATAAGGCTGCTGTTCAAAATTGTCGCACTTGGTGAAATCCACATCATTAGCAAGAATGGTTGCAACGTGGACTCGATGCATCTTATCGATATTTCTAATAAGGCCATACACATCGTCCATTCGCTCAAATCTTGCACGCATCTTCTCCTGATACTCAGTATCGGTGATTAGATTTACTAACAAGTGATCTCTATATTCCTTCCATGAATCAAACATGAAGGGGAGGTCTTTTGCTTGAAACATATCCTGCTTAGATAAGTGCCTTGCCTGATTAATCCCTCCCAACCTATCGGTTAATTTATTCCACGTTTCTCGTTCGATCTCTTGAAGATAAAACAACTGATGGATTGCTGTCTCATGGTGCAAATTAGATATACGCATTTTGCTTGCGGGAACGCCATACTGATAAAAATAATCGTAGGCTTTGGCATATGACCAATCGTTATCATGGATCGCCTTCCAAATATCGGTATAACTCCAATCGTATAATGGATAGAAATTATACTGATCCTTGTTCATCTTCTTGCCCCAGGTCACCCACTTATAAGTTGCGCCTGTAGTTAAGCCACTCATTCGTGCGGGGGATTCTTCTCCCCTTACGCCTGCTAAGACAGCTAATGGACCATCCCAATGATGTTTATAGATAGCGGGGAATAATGCGTGAAAACGATCCGTCCCATAGATATTCTCTGTAATGGCATAAGGCACTTTGTCTCGCATCCATTGACCGCCTTCCTGCCAACAGTTTAAATAATGCTCTATATTGCTTGTGGCATTAGTTAATCGAATGGGCATCTGAAACCACATGGGTGTGACACGATCATCCTCCATGACAGTCTCTACATAATCGATGACGTTTTGCCATTCGGCCTCTTGGTCAAGGAATAACACCGGAAGAGGTAGTCGGCCTTTCTCTTCTGCGACTATCAATGCCATATTGAGTGTGGCTGTTGAATCCTTGCCGCCTGAAAATGACACGGCCACATTCTCGAATTCGTCAAATATGAATCTGATACGATCTAGTGCCGCATCAAACACATTCTGCTTCAGATACATCTTGCTCATAATAGCGGTCTTATATTATCAATGTTCTTGTGTAGATATTTCAGAATAGTGATGCAATTGCCATCGTAATCAGCACCAACATAGGTGTTCCCTTCCTTCGCATTAATGAATGACAACAGCTTAGTGCCATTGCCACAACAAGGGTCGCCCATGACTGAATATCTTTCCCCCAACCATTTGACCACTTCATTAGTGGTTGAACCTTCTGGCTCGCACCCCCAAGATAGCATTAACTCCCTGTTTTTATTGAGAATTACCTGCTTGGTGTAATCTGGGTTATGCAATCGCTTTGCTAGGACTTTAGGCGCAATAACTACTCGTGGAATATTTAAGTCGTTCCATGCTGCTGCAAAAGACTCTAGGAACTCTTCATAGGTGCAATCTGACCCTGCCTTTTCGTTGAACACTTTAATGCCTAATGGGAATGGCGGTTCTGAATAAAACACATCGCACATATCAAAATGGATCGACAGCCCATGTCTTATATCTGCCTGCATCCCAACACACTTATCATGCACAAATGATTCGGTTGGCCTTAGCGCCCTGATCTTTGCCTTATTGGACTTCAATGCAGAGTTGTATAGGTCGGAAATGTTTTCGATCTTCCCATCGACTATGATCATTTTGCAAACTCCATCCAATCCTGTTTGTGAGTATGCTTTTTGAGTTTCAATTCTGAATAGTCATCTGATTTAGTCATAAGGGTTCTAGTGTCCCTGACTAAATTTCCGATCTTAGCGGGAGTGCCTAGTGTCGATTTAATATGCAAGTTATGGGACGCAATGCTTTTGGATAGGATGGCTATTGACCAGTTCTTGCGTTGGGCTGCGAATCTCACCCTTACTTCATCGTGGTATTTAGCCTTTGATTCATCAATGTGTTTTGACTCTTCAATGATGTCTTTAGCGAATAAAGGATTAATCATGTAACAAACAGCCCACATGAAATAATCGCCAACTGTTCCGTTATACTCGCCATCCTGATTGATTTTGTCATACAGGGCTTGTGGCGGGGTAAACATGCTGATCATGCCAAACTTACTGAGATGCGATTCTATGACTTTTATGTGATGATCCCACATCTCTTTATCGATAAGTGCATCGTCTTGCAGAACGATTCCTGCTTCCCCTGACTCCGCTATTTGCCTAATTGCTCTCTCGGTATTCCACCATGGTCCATTGTGTTCAAAATCGATAAGCACTTTGACGTTGTTTATGCATTCGCAGTACGAGAGCTTGTCACGCAAACATTTTGTGTGATTCATTCGCTCTGGAACGGTGATAATAAATACGTTCATGCTTCATCCAAGCCAAACTTGGCCATTAGTTTCGCTGCTCTGCCTTTGTTTAGCTCGGCTGCTACTACTTCGCATCCTTTAGAGTGCATGATGAATGCGTGGACGCCATGCCCTGCAAACGGCTCAAATATCCGCTTAGGACGATGGTGTTCAATAGCGTGGTGCAAAATATCGAATCCCTTGCTATCTAATACCAGTGGCATATCAGAATTGAACTGGATAATGCAATAAGGCTTGCCATTAGTTTGAGTGCTTCGGATAGTCCGATTAAATACATGGCCGTTTCTTTCTGCGTGGTGGATAACACGCTCGTGCCCTTGAATGCTGTATTCGATAAACATGGGGACTTTTGGGGACATCTTAAATAGCTTGTTTAATATTCCGTCAATGCCTGACGATTGTGATAGGCCGCCAACTTTCTTTGAGGCAGTGTCAAAGAATTTAACCATCCTATCTTCCCATGGTGGATCGGTGAAGACCATGTCGCAACCATCTGCATAGTTATCTGGCAGACTCATAATGTCCGCCACTTTAAATTTAACTATTGGCATAATCTTCCATCCTGATTCGCTCTGCGTGAATGACGTATTTCCTGTTGATAAGGATCGTTTCATCAACGGGCGAACCCATAGTCCAATATTTCCACTCCCCCGCATAAAAGGTGACATAGCTAGTGTTATAAAATAACTCGTCTATGCCGTGCTTTCTTAGCGCGATAACTGCTGCGTCAAACTCTGCATCGTCCCAATGCTTTCTTAGGGTGTAATAGTGGGGGTTGTGGGCGAGAGTCTTGGCAAAACGATAGTCGTGCGCCTCTAACGCTTCCTGCAATTCTTTAATGGTCATGATTGAATCGCAAACTCTTCGCCACAATGTGGGCACATCACTTCGCTGACTTTCTGGACAGATACGGAGTTGTTTAATTTATCCGCTGCCTTTTCCAAGTCCTGCTCTGTAACATCTCTGTTATCGACTCTTGGCTCGTATTCTGGATCGAAATTAGTGTTGCCGATATCTAGGTCAAGATTAAAGCCAGTGAAATTAATATCGAAATCCAACTTCATGATCTCGTCAAATTCCAACTCTAGCTTTTCCCAATCCCATGTCGACTCTTCCCCGATCTTGTTGTCGGCTATTCGATACGCTTTCTTTTGCGCTTCTGTCAGACCGCCTAATACGATGGTGGGGACTTCAGTTAATCCAAGGTGGGTGGCTGCTGCGAAACGCCCGTGGCCTGCAATGATGATGTTGCTGTCGTCAATTAGGATAGGGTTTGTAAAGCCGAACTCTTGAATGGATTTTGCAAGCATCTCGACTTGCTGTTCATTGTGGTTGCGAGTGTTATTTTCATAGGCTGAAAGCTCGCCTACTTGCTTAGGTATGATTTGCATAACGTCTCCGACGCAGTTTACATTTGTTAGTCGAATTGCTACTCAGTAGCTAATCGCCATGACAGTATAACAGATTATAGCTCACATCTACGTATCATTCTAAAATAACGTGATAGTGTCATTGGGTGCAAGCCTAAATAATCGGCCAATGATTTAATGGTCGCCCCTGACAAATAATAATTGTAGGCGTCAAGAAATTGCTGACGGGTTATTCCCGTCTTTCCTAGGGTGGGTTCTTTCATTTGAAGAGTGTAGGGAATGATGGCTCGTTTCGCCAGTCGGTGAGCCAGTCCGATTGAGAGACTCAGCGCAGATGGTCTAGATCGTTTGCTGAGGTGGCGTGGGATAAGTCTAAATCATAATCGCCACGATTTGCTAGTATTTCTTCAAATTCGTAAGCGTCCCCATATCCTTGTAGGTAATCTTCGTTATCAGTTAGCTCTGCTCTCTCACCTGCAAAGCAATCGTGCACACCTTTTAAATAAGACATCTTATCGGTTATATCAGAAAACATGCGATATCCAATCAACTATCTGTGTCGAGAAAAGAAAACATCCTGATGCCAATAATACGTATAGAATCTGATCTGGGTCTATTATCATAGCTAAGTGGGCTTTCGCCCACCCTCCGTTATGCGGCCTCTTCATCTTCTACCATCTTATAGTCTTTTAATCCAATTTCTGCAATTCGCTTACGGATCTCATATTCGGTATCGATAAGCCCGTATTTGAAAGCGAATAAATCAATGGTCTTTAGATCGCCCATTCTTATCGTATGCTTTGAGTCCCCTTCTTTGAAGGTCATCTCTACATCGCTCCAGTCTGCGCTCGCTTCGCATCGTGATATCAAATCCCTGATCTTCTCAACGGAGTTAAGCTTATCCAATAGGTAATCAAGCTCTCTAAGGTTGTCTCTCATTTCTTGTACGGTTAGATTTTGTAATGACATAGTCTCTCTCCTAGTCGTTGAATCGTGCAATAAGCGCACATTGTGGTGATTGGTTTCTTAATTCGGTAATTGCATAGTAATGGTTGCTCCAAAATTCTACCCCTTCCTTGTCATTCAGCCCATAGGCGCGAAAAGATAGGTGGCTTGCTATCCATTGCTCAAGTGCTATGCCGATAGAGTCATGGGTTAGCTCTGAAGTTGAAAATCCGCTGTCGGAGTGAATCTCGAAATTCTTATCGTGCGTAGGTCGCATATAGAAACCATCGTCATTGACGCATAGCTCCCAAACGCCTCCCCGATACTTGCCGCTAGTCCATCTTTCATAGACGTGATAGTGCAAAATCTCCCAATCGATCATGTAGCGCAAGGGGATGTTCTTCCCAATGAAGTCGGAAAATTTTTCGTCTGTTAATACTGTGGGTTTTGATTCATTAGTCATGGTTAGTCTCTCCTCTAGTCCATGCATTAATCGTCTCAAAATGGCGTATAAAAGTCAACAAATATTTATACACCGTTTTAATATTTCTTAACGCCTAATGGCTGTAATCACCTCTGAATTCCAAGATCGCGTCAAAGATTTCTTGCCAGTTCACTTTCTCCATGTCGAGACCTCTTGTCTCATTCATCGCTAAGTAGCTTGCTCGAATCTCTAACTCTGTCGCATCTTCAGAGTGATAAACTCTTCTTAAATAGTAAGGCTCGTTAAAAAGAATAAGGTGTACATTCCAAGTTTCTCTATTGGTCCATCCATTAAATGATTTCATGTCTACTCTCCTAGTCATGGTCAAAATATTCAAGGTGTGTTGCTTCGATCAATTTAGTTACTTCGTAGTTGATTCGCTCTTCATCTCTGGCTGTCATCTTGCGTTCAAGCCAATCTGCCCGATAACCCCGTCGATCTAGTGCTATCCATCTGAGGTCGTGGACATCTGGATTAGTAATATGAATTCCGCATGGAATACCAGATATGTTTGTGGAGTGATTGATTGCATATTTCATGTCGCGCTCCTAGTGCCATTCGTAGTTGTAATGGCCTGTTAGCTCCCAAGCGCCTGCGCGTCCCCAAATATCGAAAGTGTCATTGGCTTGGTGAAATGCCTGAGTCAGGCAATCGATCATGTCTATACCATCAATCTCAAGTTCGATAGTTTGCATTCCGTAAGTGAAAATAAATGTAGTCATAGCAGTCTCTCCTCTCTGTCTATGATTCTATAGTCTCAAATTAAACCTATCTTGTCAACACTTTTTATTACTATATAGTGAAAAAAAGAGGGGTGTTACCCCCTCAATACCCTCAGACCTCGTGGCGCAAAATCCTTCTACGCCTCCAAAACCTTCCCACTTTCTGATTTGCGTATATGGACTTTTGATTCCTTCCGTCCATCGCCTCTTGAAGATAAAACCTATCCCCTGCGTCCTTTAGGTCAAAAACCCTCCCTGACAATTCGTACTCTGGGTTTAGGTCTTTGGCCTGCATTGGGTAGGTGCATTCTACCATTATCTCTTCGTCTGCTCCGATCTTCTTCATTAAGACATGCATGGTTCTCTCCTATCATGCGTGGATTAAATGGGGGTGGCCATTTTCAAAGGCTTCCAACCCAAGATCGCGGGTGATCCTAGTCGGCCTATCAAACGGCTGTGTGATCCAATGGCTTTGTGGACCCTCGGCATAGTGGTAGAAATCATCCTCCCACTTCACGTAATGGATAAAGGTGGCGGGAATCTGAGTCACATCTTTGGTGTATACATGGTCGCAATCTTGCGCTTCCCAAACAATGTGTATTACGCCATCGCAATTGTGTCGCTTGATGATCTCATTAATCCGTTCACGCTTTCTAAGCAAGTCATCGATCTGGCACTCCTTCAGGACTCTCCGGTACTCCCCTATCAGTTTTCTGTATCGCCTTGCTCGTGGACTATTAAAATCTCTAGGTTTCTCGATGGCCTTTAACAAGTCCTGCAATAATTCGACACTTGCTCTTAAATATTCGTTTACTGGTCTATGTTTCATGGTCTCTCTCCCATTATCAGTGCTTGGTCTAGTTCTTCGAATAATGCGTCAATCGACTCTCTGAAATTCAGCCAGTCTTCATAAGGCATCGTCCGAACGCCATTTTTTCGTGCTATATCCATCTCAAAAACCCATTCGAGCATTGAGTGTTTGTATTCAGTGGTCATACGGCCTCCTGAGAAGCCGCGTGAGCGATTTTAAACTCTTTGCCTAATGTTGGCATGGGTCTACCTCTAAAATTCAATAGAGTGCTTTTTCATGTAGAATAAAAGCTCAGCCGCTAACTCTTCGGCTGTTTCGAAATCTTTGTCCTCAAGCGCCTTTTCAATTGCGGCATTAAGGTCGTATGTGTAGGCAAATTCTAATGCAGTCATGGTCTCTCTCCTATGCTCTGAATTGGTCTTGGTTAATGAATTCCCAGTGGAATACTGCTTCCTGCTTGGCGTCTCGCAAGGTGTCGTAGTTTCCTACAGTCTTGCCGCATTGGTCTATTACCTTCCAAATGCTGCCGCCAAACCTGCGGATTTTGTAGTCGATCTCATTGACTTGGTAGTTATCGCGGTCAATCTTGGTGAAGGTCATTGGCTTGAATGTGAAGTAAATTGTCATGGTAGTCTCTCCTCTGTCCATGATTTTATAGTCTCACAAATCCCCACTCTTGTCAACACTTTTTATTACAGAATGGGGTTTATTTTATACCTCTCCAAGATTCGATCTTGTAGTCGGGATACTCTAGCTTTGCTATTGCTAAGTTAATCTCTGCGTCTGTCATCACTCTTGCTCCTTACACGTACACTCTGGACACTCAAAAGCTGACAGGCGTTCCATGTCGCAATCTGATGAATGCTCTCGCGCGTCTGTCTCTGCTCTAATCATATCTTGATAAAACTCTA